GCTTGTTTCCAAATAGTAGCAAACGTATCTTCGTCGTTGTTTGGAGTGCTTGTAATAATTGCTCGTCCACCTGTTGCAAGTGTTGGAGATATAGAAGTCCAAAACTCTTCTGCAATGTTAGGCTGAACGAATGCAAATTCGTCGCATTGATGAGAGTTAATTTCGTTTGCTATTATTACATGATTTTTAGCATTAAAAATTTCATATGTATGTTCCAATACCGTGTCTTCAATCTTGACTATTTTTTTAACAGTGTTGTAAGAATCTAATGTATCTCCGACGATTAAGTCAACTACTTTTACTTCTTTTTTATTAGAAAAAAATCTATGATCATTAGTTGCTGTTACAAAGCTGTTGTTGTCGAAATAAATTTTACGAGAATTCTTATTTGCATTTTCGTTAAATATTATTCCTTCAAAATCTTCCCACCCGTTAGGTGTTAATATTTCGTATTCGTTATTTGATATATAGCTTTGATTCATAAAATCTTTCCATTAAATAGGCGCCGGCCACAGGTGTTTGATTTTTTATATCCGATTCGATGAGATTTAAGAAATAAAAGTATTCTTGTCTAGACTGCTCTTCTGTATATTTTGAAACAGTTAGCAACTCATTAAGAGAAATACTGCTAGAGCTATGTTTTGACAAATTATCTTCCCAAGGAATCATTTTTAAGTTAAATTTGCTTCCTATAAGTAGCGGACTAACTCGATTCTTATATCCATTCATTATTGAAAACATATGGTCTATATGATATGCTCCAGGTGTTCCGGCTAAACCAGTTTTGTATCCTGCTGTTATTTTAGATCTAAGCTGTTCGGTGACATATGAAACAACAGATTTATATCTATAAAATTCATCACGCAGTCCTGAGTCTAATATTAGTCCTTTTTTTGCTTTTGTTGCATTACCTTTTACAATAGCCTTTGACGCAAGCTGTGAATAGCCGTTTCTTCCAAACTCGTTTATTTTATTCATATGTGTTTCGCGAGTTTTTTTGCCTTTTCTTTTATAGCCCGAAACTCCGTTTTCGTCAAGCTCTGATAATGTTTTTTTAGATTTCTCTTGACTTATTTCGTATTTAGTTTTTCCTGTTACAGAATCTACTTGATGTAGTCCTGTTTTAATGTTTTTCTTTCTTGCTTCGCTAACGCCTCTAATACCTGGATATAATGTATCATACTCGTCTACGGTCATACTTAATACTTGTTCAATATACGACGATTTAATCATCGAAACTCTCTCCTGCGTAACCGGACATACTATGTAATCAATTTTCTCTATTTTATCTGCCTGATACAGATGTGCGTTGCGTTTTCTGTTGCGTTTTTTAAACTGTTCTATTTTTTTGTTCATACAATATTTATACAAATGCAAACTTGTCAAGTGATTACTCGATTAGCACCAGTAAGTTTACCATACAATTCTGCTAATGTTAATTCTTCTTCAACAAGTGTATTTTTATTTCTAACTTTAACTGTAGTTGTATCACCGTCTAAACAGTATAGTAATGAAATACTCATACCACGGCCAGTATTTCCTGTAGTAGTTTGACTTACAATACGTGAACCATTTTCAAATTCAATAAATCCTTTAGCATATCCAGTAGCACCTGCACGAATGTGATCAGGGCAGGTTTCGTAAACATATCGTACACGTTGCATAATTTCTTGTGCACCTGTATACTTGTGTGCAGCGATAAGAATAGTTTGATCAGGATGAAACATTGCATACCAACAAAGATAAATTGCAGCGCAGGTTGTTTTACCGGTTTGTCGAGGCATCATATTAACGTTAAATCGATGATTATGATAGCTATGCAATAGTCGTAATTGATATTCGTAAGGTTCAAACAACAGCTTGCCTTTAACAGGATGCTGAATGTAAGCAAAGTGTTTTGCAAAGTGCAAATATCCTAGTTCAGGATCCATGCACTTAACTATATCCTCAATTTGCTTTTCTGTGTATGTTTCTTTTTGATTGGCTTTTTTAACTAATACGCCGTCTAAACTTTTTCCCATAAAGTATTTAGCAATAAAAAAAGCGCCTTTTGGCGCTTTTTGTTACTTTTTAAATGGTGCTGTTTTCTTATCAGCAACGGCCTTTTTCATTGGTTCTTTTTTGTCGCCGTCTTTGTCCATGTCTAGGAAATCAGGCTTCGACGCTTCTTTGACCTTATACTTTTTGCCAGCTACTTCAAATTCTTTCTTGCCCATTTTTTTTGCTTGAGCTAATGCTCCGCTGAATTCGTTGCCTTCGTTTGGCTTTTCGCTTAGATCTTTAGATTTTTTTTCATTCAATGCACGGTAAAGACGATCTCTGATTGATTCTACAGCCATTGGATTATCACCTTTGGCTGCTGGTTTGTACATCTTCTTTTGACGATTAATGCCACCTGATAAATCTTTAGTCATAAATTTATGATCTTGGTATTCTTCGTCAGGCTCGTTAGCAAATGATTCATTTTCTGCTTCGCCAGTCAATGCGTCTCCTGCAACAGCACCAATGCCTGCGCCAACTGGTCCTCCTGCTAATGCACCTAGAGCGCCGCCAGCAGCAGTTCCAATTATACCTTCGTATTCTGGATTCATGTCAATAACAGGAGCAGTCGAGCTTTGATCTAACGACATAAGTGCTTTTAATATCTGTGCCATTTCTGAAGCACTTCCTGCACTGATGTTTAACGAAGCCGGACCCGATGACTGTGAAGACATTCCCATTTCCGGAGGGCATTCTGCCAAAGTCGATTCTGTTAATGACTTTTTGTTTTCAATATTATCAAGTTTTTTCAAAATATCTAACATGCTCATTTTTATTTTCCTACCACACTTTTTTTATTTTGTGGTTCCTCTTTAAATGTTTCGATTTTGAAACCACTGGAATTTTTATCACGTTCCTTGCGTGCTACTTCTAATTCTTTTAACAAGTCCATTACACGCGAATTGCCAACAATTTCTTGCGCACTTTCGCCGCCCAAGTCTTCTTTGTTTAACAAAGTTTCGTATGTGTTATCTTCTACTTTGTTTTGAATTTCTTCAAGCGGACCGTTTGCATTTCTAATAACTATATGACTTCTAGGAAAATTACATACATTTACTATATATTCTTTTAGTACACTGTCTATAGTAGGATATATTAATTCTACTTCAAAGTATGTTACTTCTAAGTTTTGTAAATTAGGAAAGTCCAGTGGACGTTCTTGTATAGGAGTTCGTTTTCCTGTACTTAAATTAGAAACACCAAATTTTTCTAAATGCATCTTTAACTTTTCTTTGGTATCAGCGGGAACGTCTCCGGCTATACCTATCTTAAAAGGATAAGTTTTTTTAGATTCGACGATGTACTGGTTAAGTTTTTTCATTGTTAGTAATCCTGTTATAATTTATTTATCTCGTTCTATGCCTTTGAGACGCTGTAGTAAGCTGTTTCTATCTGTTACAACATAGCCTTCACCTTCGGTATAGTTTGGATCAGCAGTCACGTCTTTGTCTTGTTTTTCTTTTTTAAGTTGAAGTTCGATCATTTTTAATTTTTTATCAAGCTTGGCTACTTTTGCATCTAGACTGGTTCTTAACATATTTCCTGCTACTTCAAAAACACGTCCGGAAAATCTTGCTTCTACGCTCATACCAAGATCCATTAAATCTTCATACGCACTCATGGCTTTTTCAGCAACTTCGTTTAGTTCGCGATCTGCCATTTGTCCTAAGCCATCGACTGCTGGCAGGGCAGCAGCAATTTTGTCAAATTCTGCAATATCTCTAAATGCTTTTTTTTGTTCTGCTATCTCAACAATTTGTTCTTTTTTTTCTTTGGTTTTTTCTTGTTTTAGTATTTCTTTTGCTTCTGGCAAATTAAATAAATCTTCTAACTTTTTATTCATAGAGCTTTCCTTTTTTATCTCGATCTGCCGTTGTGAAAAATATCATTTTCACTTACAACTCTAAACGTTACACCGTTTTGAGAACACCATGCCCTTGCTGCTCCCCATTTTGCTTCATTTAAAACTGCATGTGCCCTATGTAGTTTATTGCGTTTTGCTTCGGCTAAACTGGTTTGGCTCAATGGTTTAACTTCTATAACTTCGGCGTGTTTTTGATTTGTTTTATCAACATACACTATAAAAAAATCAGGGACATACACTGTATATTTTCCAGTGAACGGATTTCTATACGGAATTTTTATAGATTCCGATGCCCACTTAACAACACTTGGGTTTTCGTCGCAAAATTTCATAAATGCAAATTCCCAACTGCTTCTATATCTAGGGGATCCTAGTCCTGCATATTTATCTGTATTTTTTACAGTAAATTTTCCCTGTGCCCATTTTGCCATTAGTAAATAATATTTCTTGCTTCTACTCTATTTGCATCCGATTGAGATCTATAACCTAGTTTACTTATTTTAGATCTATTGGAGTTTAAAATTGCAGTGACCAAGTTGCTTAATTTTACTTTGTCATACCCTTTGAGAGTGTCTAATAATTCAAGAACATTAACATTATCTATTTTTGCTTCTTGTAATAAAACAGTGCTGATACTTATTGCAGCAGATTCTTCAAACCCTCTGTTTTTAAAAAATCCAACTACTGCATCAACTTGATTGCTAGGGTAGGATATTTCTTTTTGAAAAAATCTATCAAAAAACAATCTTGTGTTTTTATTACTGTCTGTATTAGTATTGATATTTGTAATTGAAGACATTTGCTACCTTAAAAATTTCTTTGAGATGCTACTGTTGTGTTACCGACAGAACCTTGTGTTGGAAATTCTATGTTTCCTAACTGATTGGTAGTAACAACTGTTTGTGTAGTGGCTACAGTTGCTGGTTTTGAAAGATTTTCTATTGTGGATAATGTTACAGCAGAATTTGTTTTTTTAACATTGCTAATTCCACTGTTAAAGTTAATATTAGCAAAAGGATTGTCCAATGAGCTTTTGCCCAAGTCGTAACGTGCTGGTTCTCCAAACCCGGTTGGCGATACTCCTAACAGAACCGGACCTTGAGCATATTGTACAGATTCAAAAGAAAGAAACAATCTATTTGATACAAGTTCGCTTTGGCTATAGTCCATGTTGTCGTGTTCAAACGAATCAATCAGCGGATTTATTAGTGTAAACGAAGTGAAAGTAGGAACAATGTTTTTAGGGTGTAGTTGGAATATCTGTATACTTGTAAAAAAGTTATAGACTTTTCCCTGGGTGTCAAGCCCGTATCTAAATTTTTGTATATCAGGTGATCCATACGCTGTATTTAAACCACTGACTGTGCGAGAATATGCACTTTCAGTTATGTTAGGTGATGACCCCGAACTTGTACTGTATCTACTGTCTTGATAATAATAATTAAAATACGAATTCCACAATTTGGTTGTTGCACCCTTATTATCGTCGTGAAATTCAATACTCAATGGTTGATATTGTACAGTTGTGTGTAAAACTTTTTTTCTGTTGTATTGATTTAATGTTTCAGTTTGTGTTCTGTATTTGGGTAGATCTACACTTTTGGCTAAAAGATTTATTTCGCTTCTGTCTAACCCGGGTGTTTTAATCGACGAGTTTATATTGATTACAATATGAAATAAAAACTTAACTTTAGGAGCCAACAACATATTGTTTGCTCGATACATCTTGGCCGCATGACTATAATCGCCTAAGTTTCCTTTTAAGCTACCGTACGAACTAAAGTTATCATAATATCCATTAAATCCCATATAAATATTTATCTAATTTAAAAAACACTATTATAAAGAAAAAAGGGAGAAATCAATCTCCCTTTGGTTTAACAATCTCATATTAAAACTTAGATACCTGCGCCAGTTGCGTTTGTATTTGCTGAACGTCCTACGTTTGCACCAACTCCGCGATCTGGGCCCGCACCTGTTGCACCATTGAATTGAACTGCATTATCGTATAGTATACTAAGAGCAACAGTAACTGGTTCACTGGTTGCATAGTTTAGTGAGTTATAGTTTGCGCTTGCAAGATAACAACCGTAGCATTCCCAAGTTTCTAATACAGTCGGAGTAAACGTACCGTTGCCGCCGTCAAGTATTTCAATACGTGTTAAGAACTTGTAATCTGATCCAGAAGCAGCACTTGCTTGTTCCATAAAGTCAAATTGCTTTTGTAGCTGTTCGCCGACTAGCTTTTGAACGTTATTGTTTACATCTTCTCTTAAATTGAGAGTTAGTGCTTCCCAATTGTGCTTACCTGCTAAGTTTATTTTTGAGTTGTAAACATGAACTTCCATGTTTGAAAATGTTAAGTTAGGACGTGTTACGTCTATAACTTGTTTTGTAAGTTCAGTAGTTGGAGTACTTACACCAAAGTTTTCTAATGTTACACGAAAACGGTATTGTAACTTAGGCATTAGCAAGCCCTGTGCCGATGCACTATCGTTGGTTGCTAATGGTACTGTTAGTTTTGTTAATGATGAGATTGCCATATATATTAACTCCTTATTACAAGTATTTATCAATTATAGGGGTTTTTAAAAACCCCTATAATTTTATAGACCTGCAATTTCTCCTGTGTTCTTCAAGCGCAATGGAATGTATATAAATTCAATTGCCTTGACGGGTTCTATAGCAATGTCAACGTAAAGTTCATTTCTATCGATTCTTGCCGAAGTATTGTTTGTTTCGTCACATACAACAAGATAGTCGTATATAGCTCTTAATCCAATAAGTTCAACCATTAAGCTTTCAACTTGTTGTTTGATTTCATCACGAGTGATTTTATCATTAGGTTCAAAGATATAAGGTTTTGCAAGTTTCTTAAGTTGACTGCGTAGGTAAATTACCAATCTTGCAACGTTAATTCTGTCAAGCGCACTGGCATTTCTTGCACGAGTTTTTTGTCCAAATACAACCAACCCAGCGCCATTTAAGAATGTTATTGGGTTAACGTTTGCTTGGTACAGTGTATCTCTTTGACCTTCGTTAAGGCTAATACTTACAAACTCACCTTCGTTGCTGATGTATCCAACTGCTGATGCATTGGTTACTCCTCCACGACGTGTACCAGCTGGTGCAAACCATGGATACGCAACTTGGTCGTTAAGTGCAATTACACGCAACGCCATATGACTTGGTGGTACAACAATATTGTTGCCTGTGTTGTCGCTGGTAAATCCAGCAGGATAGTAAACTCCAAGATATTCATCTCTGCTTACAAGTCCTAGGTCGTTATCTTCAACAGTCAATGCTACGTTAGTAGCCCAGTTGTTTATAGATGTAGTATTTGGTTGAAGTCTCATTGGTGAATCACCTACTACAAACGCTGTTAAACCTCTGTCGTAGTTTAGATTGATCATTTCGCCAATAAGTTCAGGATATCCTGGTGATGCAATCAAATTAAAGATTCTTGATTCGTCATCACGTATGTCTTCATTGCTGTTTACACTTGCTTGCAATGATTGAACAACAACTTTGCGTTGAGCGTTACGTCCAAAAGATCCCGATCCATCGATATTGTTTGCCGACTCAGTAACCCAACGGTTTGGATAATAGTTGGTCATTGATTCATCGTTGTATCTAGTGTTGGTGCCTTCGATATCAACGTAGTTTCTTTCAAAACGCTTTACGTTGAATCCACTGCGACGTAGATTCCACAGTAACATGCCTTTTGGATATAGTGCTGGATCTGGTGCATCTGCATCAAGATAGTTGCTTTCAAGTAGATCAACAATATCAGCAGCAGTTTCACTAGTGCCAGAAGTGCTCCAACGAGCATCAGCAAACAGTATACCATTTTCGGTGGTTTGATCAGTTTTGTCAATCAATATCCACTTGCTGGTTACTGTATTATAACGATAAACAGTAGGATAGTTTTCTATATCTGCTGTAGAAATCCACAAATCGTTGGTTACAAGAGCACTGCCGTCTGATTGCTCAGTTGGTTCAGTTGCTGAAACAATAGGACCATTTGGATCTGTATTAGGGAATCCAGTTGCATTGTCTTTATAACCAACCCATGTTGTTCCGTTGTGATATAGCACATCAACTTCGTCAATAACACTGCTGTACCACAATGTGTCCTGTGCTGGAGTTGTTGTTGGTTCGTTGGTTTGTGCAGTATATGTTAATACTTTCCAAAGTGTAGCTATAAACTCTTTCGGGCTAGTGCTTTGGTCTGTTCCTGGAGCATAATAGAAGTTAGTGGTGCTTGTTGGATCAGTTGATACATATGGTGTAAACACATTGTCCAATATTCCACTGGTGTCAACAAAACGTATATCACCGCCGGTTGTATGAGAAATTACAACTCTATTTTGTGCGTTAACACTTGCACTAACATGTGTATACCCTTTTGCATTGATTGCGTTAGCAAGCACGTCTGCGTCGCTTGTAGCGCCTGTTGCAACAAACGAAACAGTCAATGTTGTAGTAGATGATTCGCCTGCTAGTGTTTCTGTTAAACTAAATGAATGTGTTCCTGCAGGGAATGACGATGCAGTTACTTTTGCACTGGTTATTGAAGTTTCACCTGAAGAATTTCTTCTAAACAATTTAAATGTTGCAAGCTTGTCAATGTCTTCAGCAACGTTGCTTTGAATGTATAGTTGTCCCTCAACTAGATTTGCACCGCCGCCTGTGCTGTCTAATCCGTAAATTGCTGCGGTATTAGTTGCATATATTGAGGCAGGTAGTGTGGTCCAAGATGCAGTGTCTGAACTATAACGTTTGACGCTCCAGTTTGCACCCAAGTTAGGTGTAGTGGTTTTTGCCCACAACGAACCAGTTGGACGTGGGTTTGTATCAGTTGTTTTAAATTCTGGAACACTAGTATGTGGAGCAATTTCAAGCTTTGGTGCATAATAATCACCCTGTGATATTCCTAACAGTGTAAATGTAGCATCGTCACCGTATAGTTCAACTGTATCTCCAGAAGCGCCTGAATAAAATATTGCAAGACGACTGTTTACAACACTGGCTGTAATACCTGCTGTTACCAATGCAGTATTGGCGTTAATAGCAGATGCTAGCGATGTTATTGTAGTACCTGATGTGGTTACGTTGTATTGATTTCCAGTACTGTCGCTGGTTAAACTAAAAGTAATGGTTCTGCCTACAACCAATGTTGGGTTGGCATTTGCACCAGTAACAATAGCATGGCTGGCCTTCCACTCTGGCGTGCCAACTTTAACCCAAGTTCCTAGTCTATTTTTATACCAAAGAGTATTAACATCAGTAACTGCAACCAATGCATAATCACCAATTACACCAACGCTGCCTTTTGGTGTATAATCTCCACCTGTATAATTGACTACTTTTGTAGTATCAGTTATTACCAATGGTACTTTGTTTAAAAAGCTCTGTCCGTTGGTTGTGGTAATTGCAGCACCGTTCCACTCAAATACACCGTAAAAAGAAGCATCTGTATCAAACCAGTATGAATTGTTAGTTGGGTCGCCAGTAACAGGTGTACTACTTGCAGTTATCGAATTTAAGTCAACGTCTGCTCTAACAATGTATGCTCTATTTGCAACACCTAAATAAGAATAAGCAGCTTGTAAACCGTATTCATTTTGTTCACCGCCGTGAATAGGATTGTTATTTGCGTCAGTATAAAATAGTGGATCGCCAAATGTTTCTGAAAGTTCTCTTTGACTTGAAATCAAATAAACTTTTCCTGCATTTGATTTCAGTGTACCGGGCGCAATGCCAGTGTTTCCCGGATTTGTTTTATTCTCTTTTGTTGCTACAAAAATAAGGGGTACAGTACCAGGTTCGGCCGGAGTATAGAAACTCTCGTCGATTACGCTAACCTGTACGCCTGGTGATACTAATGCCATTGTATGTTTTCTCCTTGTGGATCTCGTTGCTATTATTATTTAGCAAAACCACCGGAAAAAACTGTATTTTAACAGTTAAAAGTGCTAGTTTAATATGTTGGGTATAAGCTGTTTAGTATTAAATACCAAATCATCTAACGACCCGTTGTTGTCAATAGTAAAATCTGCCATCCAATGTTCTAAACTCATACTGTCTTTTGATTCTAAAGGCAAATGGTCGCTACGGTCTACCCAGATAGCGTAGTCAAATACTCTTGTGTTTTTCATAGCAAAAAATTCACGTTTATTTCTAAGACCGCAGTAGATATCGTGTTCTTTGAAAATTTCTCTGCCTAGTTTAGCTGCATCAGGAACATTATAAGCGCAGATAGCATCATACCATTCTGCTCTGTGATTATGCCGCTCAGCATAACACTCTTCTTCATTAGCATATCCATATTTTTTTTTAAGATTTTCATATATAAACAAGTTGTTACAAAATTTGCTGCTGCTTTCGAAACGAAAACCATATTCGTCTCTTAATATTTCGCAGACTGTATCTTTGCCGTGTCTGCCGTGACCAATTATAAGAAGTTTTGGAAGAGTCATATAATACCTTTTTTATTATATTACAATATAAAGACAAATATGTCAATAAATTTTTATATTCTTATTGATCGAATGTTTTATCCAATTAAGAAGCTGTATCCATATCCGCCCGCAACTGCAAGAGCTGCTTCGGTATCAAGTTTTTCAATTTCTGCACTTGCTTCTGCCTTGAGTGCAGTGCCGTTTAAACTTGTGCCACCTTGAGGTCCTGCAATTGTTGCAAATTTTTCTCTTGCTTCTCCTAACATATATTTACATGTAGCAAGTGCATAATCTTTAATCCATTGCTTGGCAAGATAGTCTGATAACAGTTCGCTATCAGGTCTATGATTGTAACAAAACAACAAAATTTCTTCACCTGCTCTAGGACGCTGTAGCAGAGTAAGTTTTCTAGTAGGCGGGTTCCATACAAATTCAATAAAACTACCAAACATTCTGCCTACCAGTTCTTGTTGTTGAGCAAACAACTCGTATGTTAATAGTCCGCCCATTCCAGAACCGGCTAGCAAATAGGTGTTTGTGTATGCAAGATTAAATGGTTCATACAAACTGCCGCCATCGCCGCCACCGCTTCTACTGCCCACACTTCTTCTAAAGCATTGTCTTACTTCGATTACTTCCTGCGGTAATATATATTCGTTGGTGTCGTTTATCAATTTTAAAGTTATATAACTTTCTTCAACACTGTTACCGCTTTTTTGTCTAAACTTGCCCAATGCTCTGTTTAATGCAGTTTCGTAATGAATAGGGTCTAATTCAACATCTACCATGCCGCCGCCCAGCATAGCATGTATATAATCATAAACGTCTTGTTTGTAGGTTACTAAATTATTGTCCATTGAATATTCTCCACATGTATTTATGATAAATACAATATGCCACGATTAAGCCTTTATAGACCCGAAAAAAGTAACGACTATGAATTTTTTGATAAACTTATCAATGAACAATTTTCTGTAGGCGGTACAGATTTATTTGTTCACAAGTATCTTGGACCAAAAAATCCAACTGCTGAAAATGCAACTGCTGATCAGCCACAATACGATGTAATAAAAGAAACAAATATACAAGATCTGTTGCTGCTAGAAAACAGAGATAGAAAATACGACCAAGACGTTTATCGAATTAGAGGAAGTTATCAATTACAAGATTATGATTTTAATCTTTCTCAATTTGGTTTATTTTTATCCAATGACATTTTATTTGTAACTGTGCATATTAATTCAAGTGTAAAAACCATCGGACGAAAACTAATGTCTGGAGACGTCATTGAATTGCCGCATTTAAAAGATGAATATGCATCAAACGATTACGCAGTTGCTTTAAAAAGATATTTTGTAATAGAAGAGGTCACTCGCGCAGCTGAAGGATTTAGTGTAACTTGGTATCCACATTTGTATAGATTAAAATTAAAACAGATCACTGCTTCTCAAGAATACAAAGACATACTTGAATTGCCTATAGAAGAAGGTTCTACTACAACACTGGGCGATGTATTGAGCACATACGAAAAAGACATGCAGATCAACAATGCGGTGATTGCACAAGCGGAAGCAGATGCTGGATTAAGCGGATACGATACCAGTCACTTCTATACATTGCAAGTGGATCAAAATGGAAGAACCGAGCTGGTTACCGCAGACTTAACATCACTGGATGCATCAACACAAAATGAAATAGCCGACAGAATAAATCAAACACCTGCACGCTCAGGATACACTGGTTATCTGTTAGGTGACGGTTTAGCGCCCAACGGAGAGACTTTTGGAAGCGGTATTACATTTCCAACAAGTGCTGTCAAAGGCGATTACTTTTTACGCACAGATTTTATGCCAAATAGACTTTTTAGATTTGACGGGTCGCGCTGGGTCAAAGTTGAAGATGATGTTAGACATACTTTATCAAATACAAACACAAGACAAACGCAAAAAGGCACATTTATCAACAATACAAATTCAAGTACCATTTGTAATGATGAAATCGTTGAAAGACAGAGTCTTAGCAAAGCATTAAGACCAAGGGCAGATAACTAATGAGTTTACATTTTTACGACGGTCAGATTAGAAGATACCTAACACAGATAATACGTTTAATGAGTAACTTTTCCTATAAGGATGCTGACGGTGATATTAAACAGATTCCTGTACTGTACGGAGATTTAACTCGTCAAGTTGCTTCTATTATCAAAGACAACTCAGAAAATAAATTGCCCAGTGTGCCAAGAATGTCAGTTTATATAACTGGACTCGAAATGGATAGAACACGCACCAGCGATTCTTCATTTGTAAGCAAAGTTCACATTAGAGAAAGAGCAGTAGATGAATCAGGTCAAGAATACCTAAACACACAAGGACGTAACTATACAGTAGAACGACTTATGCCAAGTCCTTATAACCTGTCAGTGAACGTAGATATTTGGAGCAGCAACACTGATCAAAAATTACAAATTGTTGAACAAATTTTAACATTGTTTCATCCTAGTTTAGAAATACAAACAACTGACAATTTTGTTGACTGGACCAGTTTGACTGTGGTCAATTTAGATAGAATAGAATTCAGCAATCGATCTATACCAGTAGGGTTAGAAAGTGAAATAGACATAGCAACTCTTGCGTTTTCAACACCTATATACATTTCTCCTCCAGCAAAAGTAAAACGACTGGGTGTTATTACAAATATTATCACCAGTATCTTTAATGAAAATCGAGGAAGTATAGATTTAGGTATAAGCACTCCTACTAATCTGTTGGATGGAAGTAATTTTGAGATTGTAGAAGAAAGAGAAACAACAAACGTCGACGGTGTTGCAGAAAGAATTGTCGACGATGGACAATTTCCAAATGATGGTACTGGAGAAATGGATATTCGA